CAATAAACAAGCGAGGGATAAAACCATCTACCAATCTATTTTCTTGAGTTACTAAAGCACCTCCAAACTCCCCATTATCTTGCGTAACACTCTGAGCAGTTGCTCTAACCATTTTTGCAGGAATAGAGAATGCTCTTTCTGTAGTATTAAAAGTTAAATTCAACGCAGACGCTTCTCTAATTGCTTCATCATTCAACTCCTTCTCAACACCAGTTAACGCAACACCTCCAGAAATTGCTCTTGCTGCATTTAAAAAAGAAAAACGCTTCGCCATTTTCCCCATCTCTCTTTCTTCAGGGTCCTCACCACCTCCTACAGGAGTAGCCATTGCAGCAATTCGGCGTTCTCTTTCTTCTTGCTTTTCTGCTTTCTCAATATTAGCATCAATAGCCTCAATCTCACTATCAATAGTGTCTAACGATGTATTTTCTTCACCTGTTAAATCTCTATTTTCAGTTTTTACTAATTTTAAAATACGCTCTTGCTCTTTAATTTTAGCTGCGCGTTCTTGCTTTAATTTTGCTGATTTCAACATAACTTACATTTTTCTTTTGTTCAACTTCATTTGCGCCTCTCTTACAGCAAGGCTTGGATATTTTCTTAATTCCTCTTTAGGGAATCGCTTTTTAATATCTTCTATATTATCTGCATTACGTTTTAATGCGTCTGGATTACTTCCTATTGGTACAATAGACCATTCTAGCAAATCCATATTCGTAAAACGAAACAGATCCGGATTCTCTCCTTGTTCAAAATCGCCATACCTTCCTTCGTGAATATCTGCTCCTACAGAAGCCATTCGCAGAGTTCCAGCTTGCACTTTTCTAAAAACCTTTTCTGCTAAAGGATTAGTTTCTTCATCTTCAAAAGTTACAGTCGCTACTAAAGCATCACCATCTACTCTTACTTCCGATATACCAATTACCATATCAGGATTATCTGAATGCGACTTATGTCCGTACAATACAACTGGGTTCCTATTGTATCGTTCCAAGTTCCATCCACTTAATTCGAAAATAGTTCCATAAGTATCAGGAGCCTCTGTACTAATAACAAATTCAACCTGCCTATTAGCTAACTGCTCCTCACTTACTGCTCGAATAACCGCCTCTCTTACAACCTTACTCATCTTTCAATTCTTTTTCATTTTTCTTCATCATAAAATCTAACAGCTGTGAATTAACTGGAGTCAACACATCGTCTAACCCTTCAAGAGGATTCATATCCTCCAGCGCGCGTGCCTCATTCCTTGTAATAATACCAGCATATACTAACTGCGTTAAATAGTTCTTACGCGCCTCAGAATCCCCTCGCATTAATACTTTCTCATTGAACTTTACATACATCTTTTCTGAATCTTCACGAGAAAACATCTTGCGATCTAACTCTAACTCAATACGCATAATCCAAGGAAGCAAAGAGTCTTGAACGTGTTCAATAGACTGAGCTTGTATATTAGAATAGTTTGCATTAGTTAGGTCCTTCAATTTGTGCGGAGCTATATTCAACCAGCGAGCAATCTCAGTTACAGAATACTTATTAGTTTCAAGAAATTGCGCTTCAGCAGGAGTAACAGAAATAGCCTTATAACTCAAACCCTCATCGAGCACAGGAACCTTGAACTTATTCTTCTCACTCATCTTTTTAGAAAAGCCATCAGATATTAACTTCTTAGCAGTATTATCTACCTTCTTATCACTTTCAATCACACCATAGCCTAAACCTCGATCTGAGTAGATATCAGAAGCATATTCCTGAGCATCTAAGTTCACTCCTAAATTATGTGCAGCATACTTAATTACAGATACACCTGTAACACCATCTAATGAAAATGCTTTAAAATGAAGAACTTCAGCACTTAGATAAACATTTCCCTTAATGGTATAAAATAGCTTATCATCTTTACGAGACACTTTTACTTGACTATTATCCTGGATAACCAGGCTTATCAATTCACCATTACTATCTCTCTTAATTAAAACATAGCAATTCCCTTTAAGGATCACTAAAACGACAACCAGCTTCCAAAAATCAAAAGCAGTCATCATTTCATTAGGTTCAGTAGAGATAAGATAATTTAAAGGGTGATCAGTAAAACGCATACGTGAATCACCTTCTTTTTTATACACAGACTTTGGGAGCTTAGCAATATCATTGCTCAACTGGTCCACACCGTTATAAAATGCAGAAAGTGTTAATGCTGTTTGCGGAGTAGCAACTGTTTTACCACCCACTTTAAAAAAAGGAAGGAAATCAAATAAATTCGAAGAACTCGAATCTAAAGGTCTAAAAACTTGGTCTAACAATCCACTCATTATCTATCATTGTTTGATGATCATGAGGCAAACTTAAACACTAAAACCTTGACAAGGTGACAACAATGTTGTCGAAGTTTGAAAAATTAATTACTTTAGTAAAAACCTAATTTTTAGCCTAAAATGGAACAATATCAAGTACTTGACAATGTAATTAAAACGTTATCAAAATTAAGAGTAGACGAAATATTAATTGATAATTCTGAATACTTAACATTTAGATTAAATGAAATAAATCATATCTTTAAAAATGAATTTGGAAACATTGAAAAACAACAAATACTAAGTGCTATCCCTCAATTAGAAAAAGATGGTCTTATTTCAATAGTTAACAAAAATGCACTAATAGTTAGAATAGGATTCAATTCTGATTTTTTTAAAGCATTAGATATTAATGAAGGATGGTATAGTTCTAAACATTTTAAAGAACAAATGGAATTAGATCTTTTAGCCACTAGACTAGAAAAATTATCCTTAGAACTAAATAAAATAGAATCAACCAATAAAAAGTTTAAAGATAAGCTACCAATAATTACTGCAGTTACAGCTACTATTGCCTCTACTTTAGACATAATATCTAAAATAAAAACACAATAATAAAGGAGCTAATTAGCTCCTTTACTTTTATACATTACAATAAATACCTTCCCAAAAATAAATAACTCAAACAGAATAAGAAAATACACTAACAATTGCCTAACAACAAATCGCTGTATAAACTCCAACTCTAAAAACAAAGTAGTCAACATCATTATACCCACCCCTACAACAACCAACAATACAAAATCAATAAACCTCTTCATTATTCAGCGTATTTTCTGTTAACTACATTCTTAAAACTCCAATAATTCGAATACCTTTTACAACCGAAATACTTCTCATACAAGCCATTTACATGATTAAAAGCATCTATCCTGGATGAGTATTCTTGTATCTTTTTAAAATACAGATCATAAAACCCATCCGTACTTGCTATTTGTTTCATAATTTCATTTTCTTTCCTTAGCCTTTCAAGCTCTACTTGTGCTGCTAAGTGTTGTTGTGTTATTGTCATAATACTTTTTTTGATTGTTATACATAAACATCTGCACCAGGCTTACTGTATTTCCCCTCATCTTCTTCCGTACTCATTGAACCACCTACTGCCATAATAATAGATATAATACCATCTATCCTTTTTCCCCCTTTGTTAGATTGTCCTTTGTGAACCTTAATATTATCATTCGCATCACGATATAAAACACACCCCGAAAGCATCCATTGTAATATTGGATTACCATCGTGTTTCATCTTACCTTCATAAACCAACTTCTCAAATTGCTTAGTAGGAAAAGAAATAACACCTATTGCTTGACTGAAGTAACTCATCTCAATCCCCTCTTCTGTTAGCTCTTGAGAGATAGCCTCACAGTTCCATGGGTCCGCTTCCACTCTTACCACATTTAGCTCTTTGTAAGTACCTCGAATAGTATCTTTCACATATTCATAATCAACTACATTTCCAGGTGTTGCAATCATATATCCAGCATCAACCCAGTAGCGATATGGAACTCGGTCCTCTTTGCTTCTCTTATCAATTGTATCTTCAGGACAAAAGAAATAAGGCTTGATATAGCGATCCATATTCTCATCAGGTTCAGAAACTGCTACGTAACAAGTAATATCAGTCGTTGTAGATAAATCCAGCGCACCAAAAGAACCAAACTGAGTAAACTTCTCCATTGGAATCTCATCAACTTTATTCGCCATCCATATCTCATTAGGAATCCAAATAGTCGGCGCATCAACCCACATATTTAAGTGCTTTGTCTTAAAGTTTGGAATCTTAGAAGGTTGATTCTTTGCCTTGATAAATTCTTTCTGAATGTTATCTACATCTAAACCAAAACCAAGAAGAGGATTAGCCTTAAACCAGTTGTCCTGGTCCTCCCAATCATCTCCTTCATCTAAGTCATGAATCATTATCCAAAGGTGATCATCTTCATTTCTCCCTTCCAAGACTTCAATTACTGCATCCTCATATCGCTTGCAGGCACTTGCCAAATTAACTCCAGCTGTTGTAATGTGATAAGTGATAGGTTGCTTTCTTGAAATAGAACTGGACTCTAAATTCTCCTTAACTGAGTCATCCCTATGCGCGTGATATTCGTCAATGATTGTAATGTGAGAGTTAATACCATCTTGAGTCTTGCTATCGCCCCCCAAAGGCATCATTACAGATTGTGTTCTACCAAACTTTATTTCCTTCTGATAACATTGAAATCCCATATTTCGGAGATACGGATTAGCAACAGGAGATTCAATAAACATCTTTGCCTGATTCCAACATATCTTAGCCTGCTCTTCCTTGGTTGCACCCACATACACCTGTGCGCCCATTTCCAAATCAAAGCTCATACCGTACAAGCAAACACCTGCCATTTCTGCGGTCTTACCATTTTTCTTTGCACGTTTATCATACACCGTATTGAACCGCCTTACACCTTCCTTATCAACCCAACCAAAAAGATTATAAATTGTAAAAGCTTGAAAAGGCGCAAGGAAAAACTTCTTACCAGCCATCTTACCTGTTGTATGGTTAAGGAAGTTTGGAAAAAAGTTAACAGCTCTCATTCCTTTATCGTGGTCTATATGAAAACCTTTAGCATCAGCCTCTTCAATGAACTTATAGAACCTATCCACTGCAAGCTTTATCCGATTACCTGTTTTTATTGTCCCATTTCGGACAGCCTCCGCATACTCAAATG